CACTTGCTCCAGCGGCTTTTTGTGCCGGAGTTAAAGCTCTTCTTTGTTTAATTGCTTCACTCAACAAGGCACGGCTTGCTTCGTTATCCCTCTGCAAAGGACCAGCGCCTGGTAATGAACTACTTGGTGCAGAGGTTGCAGGGGTTGGCCTGGGTGCTTTAGAGCCGATAGTGGGCGCTCTCAAGGCACCTGATGGTCCTTGGCCTACAGGTCGGACGCCATCGTTTAGCCTGCCTGCCATGCGAAAGTTTCTTGCCGTCTGGTCGCGAGCTACTTCTCTAGCTCTACCTGGGGCCATCTTGGCAATATCATCTACTTGACCCAAGACACTCATAGGTGCCCTTTGGATGCCAGCTCCTTGAAATCCTTTAGGCAGCATTCTCCCAAGGGTATTAGTTACGTCATCAGCTAAACGGATATACGTTTGAGGGTTCGTAATTGTATCTACAGCTGTGCTTCTTAGAGCAGGCCGCGCAACGTTGTATGCGCCTCTTAGGATATTTACTAATGACATGGCTATCTGTAGTTAACGCGAAGGTAAAGGTTTGCGCCCACTGCGGTATCAGCTGGGCCTGGTAGAGCCATGATAAATTCTGCTCCAGAACGTTCATAGCGATAACGTGCCTGGAACGGATCTTTATAGTTAGGAACATAAAGAATCTGTGCAAGACGATTAGTCTCATACAGATAAACTTCGTCCCATACTTTTAAAGCATCCTTGACATTGCTGGATCGGATCGTACGATCAACGTCTCCCACAATACCTTCGACTCTGGTACTTGGAGGTGTGAAGTCATCCTCATAAGAAGCAAGCTGTGTCTTCTTCTCTGCAGCGTCACAACGATTGATCTGATAAATGATCTTATCGTTGAACACTGAATCAGGAACAGAGTTCAAAGCTTCTTCTAGCCGCGCATAGTCACCTGCTGGAACACTAGTAACGTAATACCCCAGATGATATCTGACGCGGCTTTTATTGAAATCAGATAACTGCACAATGCACCGTCAGTATTGGTTAATTATAATCTGCACAAATAATAGAAAAGCCCCTACAGGGGCTTAACCATTAGACGCGGATTAGATCAGCTGCAAATACTGAGTCCCAATCTACGCGAGGAATCGATTTTAACTGCTCAAGGCTAGTGAACCTTTCGCCTGACAAAGAAAGCTGTAAATCCTTAATCTCTTTTGCAGTTTTAAGACCGACTCCTTTGATATGATCGGCAATCATTTGAGCCGTAGCTCCATTGACATTAAGCCGAACATCTGTAGGAAATTTACGAGGCTCATCGCCTTTGGCTGCATCTTTTACTTGAAGAGTTTTAACCTTCTTAGATGCTTCCTTGTCTTCAACGATTTCTGTCTTGTAAACAGTGAAGATGCGACCGTCTTGGTCTTCGACCATGAACCAATCGCCTTCATCCCATTCAGATACAATCTTTAACCTTACACCGGTTTTATTGTGTTTAAAGAGCATTGGGACTAGCTATTTTATTAACTAGCCCCATGTTACCCTAAATATCAATAACCAGGATAGTTAGAAGCGATCTTGTAGGGGAGATACTGCTCAAGCTCGTCGTAATCGACAGGAACATCTTGACGTACGAAGCAAACTTCGCAAAGGATGTAACCAGCGCGACCAGCAGCTGCGTCAGCATCAGAGATAGCCCAACCGCCGTTAGTGGCAGTGGAGTTAGTCTGAGCCTTGGAATAGACGCGGAAGTTGGTGTTCGCAGTAAGAACTTCGTAGTCGATGGTAGAGTCCAGAGGACAAGCACCTAAACCACCAGTACCTGCAGGAAGCTCATTAGCAACAGCAGTGATGTTAGCGCCTTCAACTACACCTGAGAAACTCACAGGAGCAGTAGCTGTACCAGGGCCGAAGCCGATTACCTGAGTAGCACCAGAGGTCTGGATGCCCTCAAGGGAGACACGTCCGTCACCCCAGCCAGAGGCTACGGAAACAGCAGTGCGATAGACGTAAGCAGGACGATCAGCATCAGCAACCACGGTCATGCCGGTGATGTTGACGCGAGTATCATCATTCTTGTAAGGAGAAGGAATGATAACGTCGCCCACTGTGACATAACCAACACCAGAAGTATTGGTGACAGGCACGTAGCCACGCAGTTGATAGAACTGCCAGCCGGGGTTGGCCAAGACAGAAGTCGGGCCAGCCGCAGAGGCGTTGTTTTGGGATCCACCGTTGGTGTCAATGTTCTGATACCACCCGTTAAGGGGCTCAGTCATATCACCTGGGAAGATTTTCTTAGCAGATAAGTATGCCATTTTTCTTGATAGAGGTTAACTTATTTATGATCAGACCACGCCGTCATCGGAGAGGTAGCTGAATGCAGTTGTGATGAAGTCTTTGTTCAAGACCTCGAAACCAGCATACAACTGCCAAATAAGAATGATGAAGCGCGAGAAGTCATCATTGTTGTTGATGAGTACTTGTGCGTTAGGACCGCCAATACCGACACCAACAGACTGAGGACCGAAGAAGTAACCTTGTGCAACTTCTTCAGCAGCGTAGTTAGAACCAGCATCGAATGATGTCTGTACTGACTTGTTGGGGAAGTTGGTTGACTCGAAGAACTTAACGCCTTCAAACTGAACGCCAGTAGGCATCACAGGTTCGCCAGCCAGGAAGTAACCTTGGCCAGCCTGTGGACCCATGTAGAAGCTGGAGTTGTTAGGCATCATGGGGTTAGCCATGTACATGCCTTGTCCAGGATTGCCTGCGTAGCGAGCAATCTCACGGAAGTCTTCGTCACGACGCAAGTGCATCATGAAGGTAGGATCGCAAATACAGCGATACAGACCATCAGCAAAGGTAGGTACGTTACGCTTACGAAGATCTTTTACAACTTCGAGAAGGTCGGTACGAACAGAGAACTGTTGGACTTGTGCAGTGTACTCAGCAGCTGTATAAGAAATACGGCCAGATGAATCCTTGACCTTGTCACCAGCGAAGTAGTAACCACCTTGGGTGCTGGAAGCTTGACCTTGTGCTTCTGCTTTTGCAAGTTCGTCAATGAAGACGCGGTCACGCCAACGACGATAGTCATCGAGCAGCGTCAAGCTACCGATGGACTGGTGGAACATGTTCAGGTTGCCAGTGTCGAGCAGCAAACGCTGCGCGGTGACCAGAGTCTCACGAGCAATCTTAAAGGTTGAAGGCTGGGTAGGATCACCTGGGTCCGCAGGGCCGGTGTATTCCTTAAGCACCACGAGGACTTTCTCCTTCGTGATGTTACGGCTGTTAGCTGTACCAATGGTCTGGTCAGCAATACGCTCGCGTGAATCCTTAGTACCAGGAGTTCCCCAGAACTTATAGCGGTCCAGCTGCACGGTCTGGCCAGGCTGAGAGGTGAAGTCGTGGACGACTACAGGCTCAACAGCCATTTCACAGACATAAGCGGGATGCGGACGGTATAGTTCCGCACCTAAAATCTTAGGAAAGTCGTTATCTAAAAACACTTGTGTTTATCCTCCGTATACGGATAGTAAGTTTGTCAAACGAAAGATTCGGGCAAAACAATCACCCTATCTAAATAAAAGTTTAGCAGTCTTAAATATTTTAAGTGCTAATCAATACATCGGAAGGTAGTTCATACCTTGCATGTTTAATCGGGAATTGACTGTATTGCTGGAACCAGGTAGTTCTGGATCAATACCAATCATCTGGCCAACAGCACCAACTGCTTGTCCTGCAGCAACACCACCAAGGGCAGCGGTAGCAGCAGAAGCTGGAACTAGACCAGCAGCGGCAGCCTTGCCGACATTACGTTGTACTCCTTGAGTGGGGAAAGGCATTGCGCCAGACCGTTCACCAGGAATACCCATAAGACGGTTATCAACTGCAGAAACAGCATCAGCTGCCATGCCAGCACCACGCTTGCGAACGATGCTGTCGTCCGGAAGTTCGCGAGCATAATCGCCCACTGCATTACCAGCACTGTTAAGTGCTCCGCTAATTCGTTGGATGAGTTGCGGATTGTATTTACCAGCAAGTTGACGGGCGGCTACTAAACCAGCAGCACCCCCTAAGCCAGCAGCAACAGCAGCGCCACCGGCTTCAACAGGATTCCCGCCTTGACTGGCAACAAGACCTGCAGCGCCGAGACCGGCAGCAGCAGGAATACCATATTTCAAAGCGTTACGCATTGGATCACTCCATCACGAAGAGTTTGTTAGCCATCACTTGAGGTGAAGCCTGGTTGATCACACGCCATGCTTGCGTAGGATCTTGATCCATCTGTTGCTTGAAAGAACCCCAGAAATCTTGGGGAGCTTGAGGAGCAGCAGCCTGTGGAGGTGCAGGGAAGTTTGCGCCAGGAATCATTTGCTGATTAGATACCTGCTGAGTTGGATAACCAGGGGTAGCTAATTCTGCTTCAGATTCGTAGACAGGATATGGACCTTGAGGACCAAAGAAATTCAAGGTGTAATCTGACAAGATGTCAGGATTAGTAAGAATTTCGTTGTAAGCCAGGTTCTCGCGATGCTCGTTCACGGAGAAGTTGGCATAACCCATCAGGGTATTAC